ATTGAGACAATGGCTACGTCTGACGCTACAACGGTTGGTACGTATTACACAGAATTTATTGCAGAGCTTGCGGCTATTGCGGATAATCCACAGGCGGCTACTGCATATAAGGTCAGCAGGTCTGAAACGGCGGCAATAACAGAAACAAATAGTGGACGATTCTTGTGGGAAATTATTGATGACACACAAGGCGTTACATGGCAGAATATCAGCAATCCACAAACACCGGGCTGGGCTGATGTGAGTAACACCGAAACGCCCGGTTGGACAGTAATTTCTACTCAGTAGGAGCAATAGATGGCAAATACATCGCTAATCGGACTAACCCTCCCGGCAACCGGCACATTGTCAGGTCAGTGGGGCGACACAGTTAACAACGCTATCTCACAGATTATTGACGTTGCGGTAGCTGGTACTCAGACAATTTCTACTGATGCAGACATTACGCTGACCCTAACCACGGGTACATACGCAAGTACGGGCCTGACGGCTAATAGCTCGCAGTACGCAGTAATTCTGTGGACAGCCGCAGGCACGGTCACTCGCACAATTACAGTCCCTGCCCAGTCTAAAACCTACGTGGTAATTAACAAAAGCAGTACCCAATCAATTATTGTTATAGGTGCAACTGGCACAGGCGTTACTGTGGTTGCAGGTACACGGGCTATCGTAGCTTGGGACGGCACTAACTTTGTTAATGTAGGCGGTGGTTCTGCGGCAGGCTCTAACACGCAGGTTCAGTTCAACAGTTCTGGTGCATTTGGTGCTTCTTCTGCTTTGACATGGGATGGAACATCTCTATCAGCAACCAAGTTTGCAGGTGCTTTAAACGGTACTGTAGGTGCGACCACTCCTGCGGCGGGTGCGTTTACTACTCTATCGGCTACAACTGCACTCCCTAACACATCAGGCGGTACAGGACAAAACAGTGCGTTTACACAGTATGGTGTAACTTATGCCGCTACTACAACCACACTAGCAACTACAGCGGCTGGAACAGCAGGGTATGTATTAACTGCTAATTCTGGCGCAGCACCAACTTTCCAAGCACCGGCATCTTCTGGCGTATCACAAGCCAAGGCCACCATGATTAACTTCATCTTTAGTATTTAAGGAACCAACATGGCAAATCCTAACCTCTTAGCCGCGACCACAGCCGCTGGCACAAGTACATACAACACGCCCGGAACGACAGCGGCTACGGTGTTAATTACCAATGCGGCTTCTAGCGGTACGATTATAAAAATCAACCAGATTGTTGCGGCTAATGTAAATGGTTCTGCGGCAGTCAATGCTACGGTATCTTTAAATAGCGCGGCGGCGGGTGGCGGTACAGCCTACCCAATTATCTCGGCGGTTTCTGTGCCACAGAACGCATCAGTCATTATTGTTGATAAAACATCGGCTATTTATCTGATGGAAAATCAATCAATTACGGTGACATCGGGCACATCAAGCGGCATCACTTACACAGCCAGCTACGAAATTATCAGCTAACCGGAGGCAATCATGTCTCTTAGTAAAGTTGGCGGGATTATCTCAGCCGGTTTAAACGGCATTAACTACCCTGTCACAGCGGTGGAATACTTATGTGTGGCTGGCGGGGGTGGGGGTGGCGCAAGAAATGCGGGCGGTTATGCGGCAGGTGGCGGCGGTGGCGCTGGAGGTCTTTTAACTGCTACGGGATTTGCTGTAACTATTGGCTCAAGCATTACAGTGACTGTTGGTGCTGGCGGTGCGGCAGATACAAGCGGAGTTAATTCTTCTATTGCTGGCGGTACAACCATAACGTCTACTGGTGGTGGATATGGCGCTGATTACGCAGGCGGCTACAGACAAGCGGCAAATGGTGGTTCTGGTGGCGGTGGCGGTGGCGCTAATTCTTACCCAACAGGGGGGACAGGAACTGCTGGGCAAGGAAATGCTGGTGGAACTGCTACGGGTGCGGCCAGCGATAATGGTGCTGGTGGCGGTGGTGCAGGTTCAGTAGGTTTGCCAAATACAGCATCTACTGGTGGTAATGGCGGCACAGGCATTGTGTCTAGCATTAGCGGCTCTGCTGTTCAATACGCTGGCGGTGGTGGTGGCGGGGTTTATACGTCAGGAACTTATTTTGGTGGATTAGGCGGTGGTGGTGGCGGTGGAAACGGGGGAACTGCGGCTTCAGGGTCTGCCGCTGTAGGGTTTACTGGAATGGCTAATACTGGTGGAGGTGCTGGTGCTTCTTCAGGTAACGCTAGTGCTACAGCAGGAGCCGCAGGCGGCTCTGGAATCGTAATACTCCGTTATCCCTCATATTTAGCCCCTGCTACATCAACAACAGGCTCACCAGAAACATACATCGCTGGCGCATGGCGTGTGTACAGATTTGTAGCCAGCGGCACAATTACATTCTGAGGATATATGGCACAAGGTCTTTTTACACTCAGACAAGTTAACCAAGCCATTCGTCAAGGCGCATGGTCAGCATTTAATCCACCTCAATTTGTAGAGTATCTTTGCGTTGCTGGTGGTGGTGGCGGTGGTGGGACTAACAATGCTGGTGGAGGTGGTGCGGGAGGTTTGTTAACAGGGATTCTTCCTGTAACTGCGGGTGCAACTCTAACTGTGACTGTAGGCGGTGGCGGCCCCGGCACATCAGGTACTACACCTGCAACAAATGGAGATAACTCTGTTTTTTCAACCATTACTGCTACGGGCGGGGGTGGCGGTTGCGGCGGTAATTCACTTACTAATATAGGTGCTAGTGGCGGTTCGGGTGGCGGTTCGGGATATGCAACTATTTCTTCTGCTGGTCTTGGAATAACGGGACAAGGAAATAATGGTGGCATTGGAAACAACGCTGGAGCGCCAGATTATTCTGGTGGTGGTGGTGGTGGGGCTGGAACAATTGGAATAAATGGTGTTGCTTCTGGTGGTGGTGACGGCGGCGCAGGAATTGCATCAGCGATCACTGGCACAGTAGTTACTTATGCTGGTGGAGGTGGTGCTGGAACTCAAGTTACCCCTACGTCGGCTGGTGGCGTTGGTGGCGGTGGTATTGGCGGTATATCAACGGTTTCTCCATCTGCCCCAACAGCAGGAGCGGCAAACACTGGTGGCGGCGGTGGCGGTGGTACTCAAGGCGGCGGCACTACAGGTGGCGCAGGCGGTTCAGGCATCGTAGTAGTCAGATACCCCGGCTCTGTGCAGTTTTACACTGGTGGTAGTGTTACTTCTACAGGCAATTATATTGTTCACACATTTACATCTTCAGGAACTTTGGCTCCTACAACCCCTTCAAATGCAGGGTTTAACGGATTTATAGTTGTTGGCGGTGGCGGTGGTTCTGGTGATACTGGCGCATACCCTCCAGATGGCGGTGGTGGCGGTGGCGGAGCAGGGGGCGCTCTTATTTACACCAACTACACTTGGTCTGGTACATACACAGTTACCATAGGTGCTGGCGGTGCGGCCCGTACAAGCGGAACAAATACAACTTTTGTAACTGGCGCTACAACATGGACTTCTTATGGCGGTGGTAAGGGCGCTCAAAACTCTACATTTAATGCTGGTTCTGGTGGTTCAGGCGGTGGTGGTGCGGCTGGTACAATTACAGATTTTGGTACTTCTACACAAACCACACAATCTGGCGCTACAGGTTACGGGAACTCTGGTGGTATTGCCGCCCAGTCACCATATCGCGCTGGCGGTGGTGGTGGCGCTTTAGGTGCTGGTCAATCTGGAAACAATGGAACTACTATTTCAGGCTACGGCGGAACGGGCATTCAATTCCCGCCCGGTACAGCTAATTACTATGCTGGAGGAGGCGGTGGTGGTGGTTGGGGTAATGTTACAACTGGAGGTGCTGGTGGATTGGGCGGTGGGGGCGCAGGTGCAACTGTAGGTACAGGCACGGCTGGAACCGTTAATACTGGTGGTGGTGCTGGAGGCGGTGGATACATTTCTTCAGGAGGAGCCGCCGCTGGTGGTTCTGGAGTTGTTATTATTTGCTCAAGCACTGCGGCATCTAGCACAACTGGTTCTCCAGCAATATCATCAAATGGTAGCAACTATGTCTACACATTTACAGGCTCTGGAACAATCACCTTCTAAGGACAAAGCATGAGCAATTTATTAGGTGGATTTCTTTCCGCAACCTTTAATCCACTGTCTGGTACACCTACGACTGTTGAATATCTTGTGGTTGCTGGTGGGGGTGGTGCAAGTGGCGACCGTGGCGGCGGTGGAGGTGCTGGTGGTTTATTGCAAGCGGCTGGTTTTGCCGTTGCCGCTGGGTCTGCTTTAACGGTTACTGTAGGCGCAGGTGGTGCGGGTGGTTTGCACTCAGCAAGCGGTGGTGCTGGCTCAAATTCTGTATTTTCTTCTATTACCTCTACGGGTGGTGGTATTGGCGCAAGGAGTGGCGCTCAAGCAACTACTGGTGGTTCTGGCGGTGGCGGTTGGAGTGGAGCAAATCAAACTGGCGCGGCTGGAACTTCTGGTCAGGGCAATGCTGGTGGCAACGGCCCTGCTAGTGGAGGAAATTATCCTGCGGGCGGCGGCGGGGGCGCTGGTTCGGTAGGCGATAGTCCAATAGCAAGTGGAACAACTGGCGGTGCTGGTGGCACAGGGATGTGTTCTACCATTACTGGGCAACGTGTTTTTTATGCTGGCGGCGGTGGCGGTGGAACATTTGGTACTAGCGCACAAAGTAGTCTTGGTGGCGCAGGTGGTGGTGGCGCAGGTGCTGGTGCTACTGCTGGCAATGGTACAAGCGGAACTTCAAACACAGGTGGCGGGGGAGGTGGCGGTTGGTACAACGATGCAACGCAATACTATGGCGGCTCTGGCGGCTCTGGCATCGTAGTCATCCGCTACCCCTCATCACAATCAGCACCCACTTCCACAACAGGAAGCCCTCAGATAAACTACGCAGACGGGTATCAGATTTATACTTTCACATCTTCTGGCACTATCACTTTTTAATGCAAGTCTTTGTTTACACCATCACTAACAAGATCAACATGAAACAGTATGTTGGTATTACACGCAACATGCGTCAGCGTTGGGGTGAGCATAAACTTCCATATAACAATAAGACCTCTATGGGCAAAGCCATACACAAGTATGGTCAGCAGAATTTTGAAATGGTGCAAATTGCAAGCGCAACAAGCTGGGCCAATGCTCAGTTGGTTGAGAAGGCATTGATTAAACAACTTAACACCAGAGTGCCAAATGGGTACAATTTGACAGATGGTGGTGATGGAACGCTTGGGTTTAAACACACGGCAGAAGAATGCCAACGCAGAAGCGAAAGGTGTCCAACTCGCAATCCAGAAACCATGAAGTTGATTGCCGACAAACAACGAGGCGTTAAGCGCCCCCATACATCGGGTGAAAATAATCCTTTGTTTGGTAGAACTGGGTCAAAATCACATATGACTAAACACATTGTGGTTGCTACAAATATGGCAACTCAAGAGCAAAGAACTTTGATTGGCGCTAAAGCCATTAAAGAGGCGGGATTTAATAGATCGCATGTATACGCATGTGCTAATAAGCAACGCAAAACCCATCAACAGCACACTTTTGAATTTCAAGGAGAATTAGCATGAGCCATTTTGCCAAGGTCGAGAACGGAATTGTCACATCAGTTATTGTGATTGAGCAAGACGTTTTGAATTTAGGTCATTGGGGTGATCCCGCTTCCTATGTCCAAACAAGTTACAACACCTCTAGTGGAGTTCACTCACAGGGCGGTACGCCATTGCGTAAGAATTTTGCTGGTATTGGTTACACATACGACTCAGGCCGTGATGCGTTTATTCCCCCCCAACCATTTATATCTTGGGTTCTAGACAATGGCACTTGCTTATGGGGCGCACCTACACCTATGCCCGTTGTAGAAGGCAAGCGCTTTACATGGGACGAACCCACAACATCTTGGGTTGAAGTAACCGCCTAATAGGAATAATCATGGCTCAATACAGTGGAATGTGGACGCTAAGTCAGGTCAGTCAAGCCGTAAAAGACTTGAACT